CCCCCGGGGGTCAAAGGAGGGAGAACCGTAGTATTCCCTCCACTTCAACTGAGTTCATTCGATCACGAAAGTTCTCTTTCCAGTAACGTCGTGATCGAGGATCCAAGAGATTGCTTCTTCGACATCATCAGCTATCAGTGTGTCACTTAGAATGTCACTGGTTTTACACACACGATCCAGGAGGCCGCATGTATTGTAACCTTTCTGAAGGTCGAAGGTCAACCATTGATCAAATTGATTCTTTGGACTGAATGGATTGTCAGTTGTGGTCAAGTACATTGTTGCCATTGTCTATCAGCTTCCCTTCACTGCTTCGAGTACGGAGCTTGTGCTGATTCCAAGCATCTCCGCAATCTCTGAGGTAGTGGCCCCATTACGAGCCATTGCTCGGGCGCGAGCAACCACACCAGTTGAGAGAACAGGCTTGTCTTTTGGCATGGAAAGCTCGTGAAGACGCTCAGGATCGGCATAGCGTGCAATGGACTCCATCATGGCGTTGCTGACAGCACCATCCATGATTGCTTTCCATTCGCGATCAGTGATGTCGAATTGAACCTCCTTACGGGATGCACCCGTACGAAGACGGGCAGCCTTTAGTGCCTGGCTCTCCAGACGAGTGCGATCGTTCTTGGTAATGTCGGGGTTCTCCTCGACCTTAGCCTTGACGACACCCCCAGCAATGAGCTGAGCTTGACGCTCCCTCGGTGCATTTGTAAGGGCTACCCGGACTTTTTCCTTTAGGGAGGCTACTTCATCCGCGTATTCCTTTGCAGCGGTGGGGTTCCGTTTCAAGGTGGGGGTATCAACGATCTCCCGACGTGCGCTGTTAGCAAGCGCCTTCATATTATTTGCGTAACGGGCGTAGAGATTTTCCATTGGGGTACCGGACGAAAGCTTGCGTGCGTCGTCGACCAACTCCATGCGGGTGGCCTTCGAAGTGCGGAGCTTTGTCTCGATGACGGGAGCCTTGGTCTTATATTCTTTGGTAACAGAATATGATTCGCCAGTCTCCTCGTACACCTTACGTCCGGTGATAGGATCGATGGGTCCACCCTTTGCCATGGAGCGGGGCTTGCGCTTCGGAATATCCACCTCGGATGCGGCCCGAGATATAAGGGTAGAGACGCCACCCTCAGGTTGATATTTCTTCTTGAGCTCGGCGATACCATTATCCACGGCGGAGGTTCGATAATCAAGCTTGTGCTTGGCCGCGTCAATAACCACCATCGAATGCCTGACGGCACGGGCAAGCTCGGCTTCGGTTGCACCCTTGATGGTCATATCAGTAATAAGATTACTGACCATACCCATCTGCTTCTGCTTACCGGTCTCAGAGAGGACCTTCATCCCAGGATATCCAGGATATGCAGCCGAGGGGTCGAACCCTTCGAGTCCCTTGAGCGGGGATGTCGACCGGATGCGACTCTTCGCTGTGACGGGAATAACCAGCGCGGTGTCCCCATCGAAGTCGGCACCAGAGAGACGGGCAGCGACCTTGGGGTGGATACCGATAGCGTCTGCTGCGAGTTCGCCGATGGTCTTTCGGGATTCCTTATGACCGTTATTTACGGTGAGGATGGGGATCTCGAATGTTCCACCATGAGGATATCGCACGAGAGCCACTGTACTGCCATTTTTGAAATTGGGCGCGTACACTTCAGTGGGCTTCAGAGATGTCACGGGCAACAGAACCTGATATGCCTGTCCTGGGACAGCCGCAGCGCGAAGACGAACGCTGTCCGAATCGCAACTATCCGCAAAGTCCTGAAGGGCCTTCTTGCGAAGCACAGGGTTTGTCAGAGACATAATATCCCTGAACTTCTCTTTGGCCTCATTCGTAGAAATATCCAGTTGCTGCTTTGCGAAAGAAATATCCTGCTTGGACAGGAACTGGGAGGACAGAGTCCGGCTCCAGTCTCCCCAAGAACCCTCCTCGTTCACGAGGTTGATTGGGGACAATTTCTTTTTGCCGTCCTTGTCGATATACTCCATCTGGCGCCTGATCGTTGCGCCAAACGGATTATCGGGGTCGGATTTCATCCGCTTGAGTACCGTGTCACCTTCGCCGATCATGGGGACTGATTTGGACTTATTAGTATTGAACCGAATATCTTTTCCGGCCGGCAAATCATCGGCATAGACGGCCATTCCCTTGAGGTAATGAGTGCCGTCAACAGAAATACGCACTTGTGCGTACCCTGATTTACCGAGATTGAGATCCGTCAACCCCCGGCGAATCTCAATCACGCCGTCCTTGTTCGTTCCGCCATCCTCGGCATATCGCACCATGACCCTTTTGGAATCAAGGGGTGCGGGCGGCTTTAGAGACAGCTTATTTCCCTGAGGATCCGTTCGAACCCCAACCACATGAATTTGGTCGAGATTCTGGACAGTCTCCGACTTCTTGACACCGGGGGCGACCAGAACACGGGTGGACGTGTAATTATCCGTTCCCAACTGCCTGATCTTGATGTCTTGAACAGAATATCCCTGAGCCTCGAGAGTGGCGGCGGCAAGCTTTAGAGAGGTGGCTGTGGTTCCGAGATTCACCTCTGTGCCGGCACCAATATCAATATACCGGTGCTTGTCCACCTCTCGCTTCAGAATATCCGCGGTACCCTCGATCTTAGACGCAGTCTTGCCGGCATCTTCCTTCAGGTAGTTTCGGACCGTGGATGAGGAAATACCGAGGCGCTCCGCAATGGCAGCCTGGGACATGTTCTTCGCGTCGAGCTTCCGGACCATGGCGATCTCCACCGCCTGGCGCTCCCTCTTTGCGATGGATTTGGTTGCCCGGAGTTCAGTGGTGGTCATGCCCAATCCGCGGGCAATCTCCGCTTCACTCATGCCCTTGGCTTCGAGGCCCTTCACAAGTCCTTGAAAATCCCGGGACCTCTGGTAAGGATCTTTACCAGATCCCCACGGATAACGTCCGGACCGACGCAAAATACCGTAGTGGGCCAGTGTGTCATCGTTTTCTTCAGGAGTGGGGGTGTTTAGATTCAGCATTGGTCCTCCATATTCAAAATATCCGAGAAATGAACGATGCGGCGCATGATCTCTCTAATATCATCAGGGTCCGGGTTATGCAGTCGGACTTCGCCGTTCTGATATATGCGAAGATGCATACTGATCGTTGGCGCAACGTTATACTCCAGGCAGAACAGCGCGGCGTAGATCTCGAGCTGTTCGAACTTGGTCGGGCCCAGTCCGGTCTTGAGATCGTGGATGCGCAGCAATTCAGCGTCGGGGTCAAAAGAAATCGCGTCGGCGGTTCCGAAAGCGTAGGGACTAAAATATAGAACCTGCTCCGGTGTCATGTCATACCGGATCGCGTCGTTGACGAACATCCCGACAGTATCTGTTGTCTCCCCGAAAGGGAGCCCCAAACGAATATGCTCAGCAGCAATCTCATGCAGCTGAGTTCCGATCGCAGCAGCCCTGGCATTGCGATATGTCTTCAGAACCTTGGCGTCATCGTACCGGAGCCATGTGGATTTACTAGCCCCGAGAAATGCGTGCTTGCCCTCTAGGTCTCTGTGATTAACGAACCACATTGTCGAACCCAAAGTAGATGAGAAGGTCGTTGAAGACCTCCTGCTCGTTATCGGGGTAGATGAACCTCGCAAACCCGAGACGGGTGAGCTGGTTAATGTAGTACTCCTGGTTCGGTTGAACCTTGGCATAGCGCGAAGCCTTGACTTCGAGCATGGCCCACATGTCACCGTGGAGGATCATAAGGTCTGGAATGCCCTGAATATAATTCGGGTCATTCTTGAGGACCAGACTTCCAGGCAGCAACCTGGAAATCTTCTTGATGAGGTCCCTCTGGTACTTGTTTTCCTTTGCGCTCACGTTGCTCCTTTCGCAAAGGTAAAGAAATGGTAAAGCCGGGGGCAGAGGATATAGGGCCTGTAGTGGGCCCCGTTATCTCCATTATATGAAAAGTTTTTGTATGTAGTCATTACCCACTAGGAATCGCGCCGGAATTGGAGGAAAATGCAGGGTGTCCCATTTGGCCCACTGTCCCACCCCGTATATTATATATATTTAATTTTAATTAAATTAAACTTAATAGAAAAATAGGTGGGCCAAACGGGACAGCAGCGACTTTTCCTTGAAATTGCAACGAAAAGTCGGCATCGACAAGTGGGCCAAAAGTGGGCCACTGGGACAAAAAAGTGGGCCACTGTCCCAAAATGGGCCAAAAATAGCCCCGTAGTGGGTAATGAGGTCGGGTTTCTAGTGGGTAATGAGGCCCGTTTTCTAGTGGGTAATGAGCTATTTTGGCCCACAAAAATGGGACAAAGTGGGACAGAAGCGGGACACTTTGGGACACCTTGGCCCATTCCGACCCGGCAAAAAATGAGAATCCAAGTAGTATTTGCAGAGTGAGGGACCGTTTTTAGGCGATCCCCCACCCCACAAACGTCACGCAACCGACGGCATATCGGGATCCCATTCGACCCGAATGTCGTATCGATCGCCCCAGTTTTCGTAGCTCGTGAACTGAAGAAGACTCGATGCATGAGCTTCGGCGTCCCTCAAGCTACTGAAACGAAGCACCTCCTCGCGGTGAAGTTTCTCGTTGCGATAACTCCGGAATGTCAGACGGTACATACTGTCACTCGCCCTTCTCCGCAATCTCGCTAGCGCCGATGCGAATATCGTAGCTGTCGCATCGTGAGGTCATGGTCTCGTTAGCGAAGAAGTAGGACAGGTACTCGTAAAGACCACGAATACCTTCGAACATCTGAGTCGACTCCAACGTCAGATGATTCTCCTTATACCCATGAACCTCCAGATGCCAGCACCCGCCGTACTTGGCTGTTTCGATATCCATTGTCAGTTGCACCCCTTCACGCAAGAGTTGATAAGCTGCCCGCCAGCATTGTCCTTCCAGACACGGACGACCGCATTATCAGCGATCACCCCATCCCGAATGACGGCCGAAACCTCATTCAAGATCTGGGACGCGAACGAATATGCTTCGTCCATGGTTTCGAACCCCTCGCAGGATTCGACATAAGCGTACGCGCCCATTCCGTATTCGACCTGAACAGTGAACATGGTGTGTGGTCCTTTCTTAGAATATCTGATTCACATTCCGGAGATGACGTCGCCGTCGTGGAACTTAGCCTTGGGACGGTGCTCCCTGTAAGGAGCTTCGGGAGCAGAGGACGGAATCGGGGTAAGCGTGTAGTACATCACCGAGTTGTACAGACCCTCGACTCGAGTCTGCACGCTGGACCCGATAAGCACGGAATTAACGTACACATCGTTGTGCTCGGCGAACCTGTACAGCTCCTCGGTCAAATGCTCCAGGCTCGTGTCGATCTGTTCCATCTCGGACACAGGCACGTCGTCCTTGATGAACCAGCAGTGAAGCCGGAAATACTTGACATTCTTCGTGAGTTCTTTGAACATGATTGTGCTCTCTTTCTAGTCTAGATTGTGTTCAGTTGCGTCAGTAGATCTTCAGAACGTCGAGGTCATCGAAACACTCGACCTTCGTGGTACGGATCACCACGTTTCGCTCGGGCATCAGTGCCACGATACCCTTGACATAGGTATCAGCCCGGGCACGGTCTTCGAAGAACGCGTAGTAGTCGTACCGCTTGCGCGTCTCCTCATCGACAGTGGTGATGTGAACCATCCACTCGATGTCGGTGTTCTGACCAAAAATGTAGGTGTAGTCAGCCATTTGTCTTCTTCCTCTGGTTTGAAGGGTTGTTGGGGCAGTTGACGGTGTGCGCCTTGGGGTAGATTCGTCCGCTAGTACTCCGCCAGTATTCCTGACGATCATCGGGGTGCTTCCTGAACCATTCACGGTCCTGGCATTCACACTTGTCCGGCGGGACAATATCCGAAGTCAGGATTTCGTTCAGGGCATGAGTAGTGACCCTACTGAGTACGGCGTAGAAGAATTTCGGATCGAGGGTGATGTCCTTATCGATCACCTGACTATTAGTCACGTGGAACGGAATGCTGGTATGATTGTCAGCAAAACACTCGACCCGAACCTTAACATGATCCCCCGATTCGAAAATATCGACAGAGAAGTCCGACAGCTCGTAGCCGTTGTTAGTCCTCATCGCCATCCCCCTCATCAATGTCGCTGATCTCAGCCCTCGAGAGAATATCCTCGACGGTCTGCACCATCAACACAGTCGCCAGTTCGATCTCGTTCGCGATGTAATCGTATTCGAACAGGGAGACTGTGGTGTTAGGCTCGTCGGCGTGTGCCTCCTTATGAGCCTCCTCGATACCATGAGCATCCTCATAGGTATCATGGAACGACATGAATCGACGGACCGTACCGTCAGTCATGCGAGACTCAACGAGAACGCACCAGTTATTCTTGGAGGGATCGAAAACCACGCAACCGGGCTTCATGGACATGTTGTGCTCCTTTACAGGTTGTGAGCGAAAATACGCTCATTGAAGACGCCCTTCTTCCGGACGGCTTCGCGAATGGCAGAGTCTATTCCAGACTCCGAGATGAAATAGAAGTAGTGGAGATCCTTGAACGGCGTGTTGATTCGGTCGATGCGACCCTCCGCCTGTTCAGTAATCTTCCACGAGTAGTTGAGGGAGTAGAACACGATCGTGTCTGTCTCGACGCAGTTCCACCCCTCGGCTCCTGCGGTATACTGTACCAAATATACCCATGAGTCAGTCGTTGGTATGGGTTGATGATTGTGTCCGTTCCATTCGGCTACGTTGAATTCATCCTGCAACTCAAGCAGGATGTCTCGCTCGTAGTCGAAATTGTAGAACACGATCAGCTTCTTACGCCGGCGCGCCACAAGACGAATATGATCTACACGAGACCGATCTGAATTGACGCATTTACGTAAGCCGTAACAAACGCCGGCAGCATTCTTATAGGGCTTCCTGTTCCACGGATCTACACGCTTCTTAGAGATTAGCTCATACGTCTCCTTGTCGTAATCCATAGGGATGTAGGACCGGTTACGCCTTGTATGACGCTCTGCCGGCATGGGTACAAGTATCTTCCTACGACGAGCCTCAAGTAGACCAGTATCGAGATACCGCTTCACCTTTGGATACTTCGCGAATCTGTCCCAAACTACATGTCGTTCGGCGAACTCGGTTCGGTTTTTGTAGTATCCGTTGGCAATGAAGAGAGGGACGTAGTCGAGCCAGACATCCCCCGGTGTTGCGCTGAGTAGGATCCAACTGTTGTTCTTCGCGATCTTGAGGAACGACTGTACCCAGGCCCCGTTTCCGACGATTCGCTGCTCATCAAATATATATACCAGCCCGCTATTACTATCAAAGCGAGAAATATTATTCCAACTCTCAATGGTCACCTTTTCAAAATCGGCACCGAGCGCAGCAAACTCACCCTCCCACTCAAGGGAGTCCCGCTTGCGCGCAGTGGTAATCACGATGATTTTACTCTCATCCGCCTGAGAAAGGGCCCAAGAGGCTCCCACGCGTGACTTACCTGAGCCGACACCGCCGACTAGGACATTGCCACTACGTAGGAGCCCCAAGGCCTCTTCCTGGTGCGAATATAATCTCGCGGCCATTTACTAGAGAAGCTCCTTCTCTAGTAATCGGCGGACTATCTCGGCAGCATCCTTAGGAATATAGGGATACATCACGACACGAATGGGGTAGTTAAACAACCCATAGTGCACCTGGGCAATCCATTCCCACGACAGAGGATTGGTGCCGTTCAAGACACACCTTCCTCGACTGGTGAATACCTCGACCCACTTGATCACGTTGACAGCGTCCTGGTCGCGGACCATGAGTGTCCGACCAAGAACCGGCTTCTTCCCAAACAGAGCAGCCTTCTTGAAATCGGGAGGCGCCTGCTCTCGAAGAGGAGTGGAGAACTCGGTTTTGACATCATTGAGTCCTTTAGCAGCTCTTTCGCTAAACATTAGGATACCTTTCGTCTAGTGTAGTTCAAATATGAGTGGGGCTCATGCCATCTCAGGAGACTTAAACCCTCGGAGGAGGGCGTCTCGCATGAGCTTGCGCTCCTCAGGATCGTCGAAATCCGAGTTGATGAACGCGTCAACGATCTCGCCGTTCACCATCTTGATCCGAGCGACCCAGGAGTCACCATTGGTGATGGAGGGTTGGTAGTCCACATAGAGACGCTTGAGCTCGTAGTACTTCGCGGGGTCCTCGTTAGACAGAGTAAACTCTGTCGTAGGTGCACGGCCCTCAAGTCGCTGGATTGAGAAGCGCGGATCGAAGGTCTGGCCAACGATCATGCCATTCCGGAAATTAATCTGGAAGGTATACGGCTGGTCATCAGCGATCTGATTAGCGACCGCCTTCTTCACGAGACCGACGATGCCGTGGTTCAGTTCACGGAGGTCACCCTCAGTACGCGTGAACTTCATATTCGTTCCACGACTGACCATCTCAGCCTTGGTTTCTGCGGGAATCTTAGTCATCAGAGGTGTCCCATTCCTTGTTCGCGGTTGAGCGCTGCCTTAATGGATGCCAGGGCAGCCGGCGTGATCTTCGGGTTGAACTCAGCGTGTTCGGCCCAGTATGGGCCACGCTTATCGTAGGGCTCCTTCCCCGGCTCTTCAGCGCTACCCTCGACCTTGATACGCATGACGTAGTCATCGCCCGCGTCAATGGTAACGGGATTCGATTCTCCTGTCCGGGCGTTAGGTACAATGAATGTGATAGACTTCACGCTCCACATCCAGACCTCGGCCTTGGGATCGTCAGTGTGAAGAACGGTCTTATTGACCTGTTCTCCACCGATCTCGCCCTGGATCTCGATCGAGAAGCCGGTGTAATCCCCATTGATCGGGATGAAGCCGTTCTTGATATTCATGATTGCCGTGAAGTTGTCGTTGTCGAACTTCGGGTTCATGGGGTCGGACAGGACGCTGTTCAGATACTCAACGATATCCAGAGCGCCCTTCGACGAGATCTTCTCCTCAGTCGGACTAATGTCCGACCAAGTGTGATCGTCAGGGACGATCGTTTCGAACCAGTTACTCATACTAGTTCTCCTTCCTGAATTAGGCGGTTCCAGATGGTGTCATCCATGCGCCGCCTGGTTCTGTTGACATCTGCTCTGGATCCTAGGAACAGGTTGTCCAGAGAGTTGTTTCTCACGTCGCCATCCACGTGGCAGACGAAGGAATCGTGGGGCCACCTCTTGTAGAAGGCAGCCCACACAACCGAGGCGACAGTCTTTTCAGATGCCACCCCGGAAGAATTGTAGAGCCTGACATATAGACTTTGACCGTTTCTAGTAAACGGCCGCAGCGCTACACTAGTGTCGACTCTTCGAATATCCCCCAGACGATTCACTTCATACCGAGGGAAATTTGGAACTCTCGCCCAGATATCGGCGTCTTCTAGCATCTCACAACTCCTGACGACGGGGGCAGGCCACACACTACCTACCCCCGCCAAGAGTGTTAGACGTCCAGATCCGCGTACTTAGACGCGAACGAGGCCGTCTCATCGTCGAGGGTGATGTACGCCTCCCTCAGATAGGCGGCCACACCCTTCTGCCCACGGTAGTCGTAGACGCTAGGGTTGATGACGATGTCCGCAGACTTGATTGTGGCGCCGTCCAGCGAACCGACGGTATCCTCAGTCAAAAGGACCTTCTTGCCCCCGGTGATCATCCACACCGACGGGGGCCTAAAGTCGTAGCGAACCTTAACGGTAAGGTACGGCCGCTCCGGATCGGGATTCCGGTCACGGTCCTTTCCGTACTTGACATTCCACCCATCGGCCTCGAGGTCGGCCACCAGGTTCAGAGGGATCGCGACGGAGAATTCACGCCGTCCCTCGGTGTTGTATCGAGACGGGGCCCCGCTGAAGTTTCGGTAGAACAGCTTGGCATCCTCAATGGCGATGTTTGAAATCATGGTTGGATTCCTTTCTATGCGACAAAGTTGTCGTAGTCGATGTATTGTTCGATGGCTGCGCGTGCTTCATCAGCGAGCGCTTCGGAGTAAGACGTATCGACGTCTTGCTCCAGGTGCAGGTACTTGACTACCTCTGATTCCTTCCAGAGGTAGCCCTTTGTCCCCACAACGGCGTCTTTGATCTCGCCTTCCTTGTTCTCCCTAAGGAGTTCACCCCCACCCCTGTCAGGCTTGATCGGCACAAACGCACCGACTTTACCGACAAAGTGAGGATCCTCATTAGGGAATCGCAGGTACATTGCCGTCTGCACCTGCTTGGTCTGGACATAGTCCTCGAATTCAATCGGCTCGTTGGTGAAGAGCTTCTTGAACACGTATGGCTCCTGGAATTGTTTTCCAGTAGCCGTCCATTCCCCCTCGTGGGGGAAAGAATATTTGGCGATGTAGACTGCCTTGTTCACGAGCACCATCTTGGCGTAGGTGGCCTCGTGTTCGAAGGTATACCCGTATCGCTGTCCGAACTCCATCACCTTCTGAATATCATCAGGTGTGGCGTCCGGAAGCTTGATCGAGTCCGTTTTAATATGCGCCACTGTCAGACCGAGCTCCTCTTGCACATAGTGCCGGAGATCGATCATAAACAACGCGCCCCGCTTGGCAACGATGTTGTCGATATTGCGCGGGTCCCATGCCGGGTTGTCGAACTTGGCGCTCGTCAATCCGTACATGGAGTTGATCGGAATCTTCAATGCCGTTCCGAGTTCGTCAAGATCGTAGTTCTTTGCGATCTCGACAAGACGTCCGTCGAAGAGCTTACTCAACGCGTCCATGTCCTTATGCTTGATCGCCACACGAGCTTGCTTGAGCTCGCTGTAACGCTGAGTATAAGGACCGAACAGATTGAGCTGCTCAATCGATGTTGGGTGCATTGAAGCAACGTCGAGGAGGGCGACGTTTTCGTAGTATCCAGGTTCGGAATATACGTAGCCTCCCTCCCCAGGATCCTCGCCTCGATAGGACGAACCCTTGAACCGGTCGAAGGTGTACCCAGGGAACATCTCGCTGAGGTCCGTGTAAACGAACTTGCTCTTGTCGGGTTTACGATCCTTACCGAACACTAGGGCACAGGTGTGCTGGTTCGTTGTATCGTTGACACTCAAGCCAGACAGCTCTGCAAGAATCTTCCGAGCGCCCCAGTCACTGGCAAGGTGATTGAAGACCGCCTCCGTAGCTTCGACATCGTTAGCGCAGTAATCGCCTGCGCTTTCCCATAGCTCCTCAGGGACGGGCTTATCCCAAGGAAGACCAAGTTCCTGGTGATGGATACCGAGTTCGATTTCCCACTTCTTAAGAGACTGCTTTTTCGTGGAGAAGTCATAAATATCCGTATAGGACATTGAGTACGCTTCTCGGAAAGTAGCATTAGGCTCGTTGTTGATGATACGCTGGGACTGCTCGAATAGTTCCTCGTTAGAATATCCGAGCGACGCAGCATACATGATGTGGTTGTCGTATTTGCGATTGTTGAACCCGATGAGTCGGAGCTCCATAAGCTTCTTCACATCTTCAGGAGACGGATTGAAGAAGCGTCGAACTGGCTCTCCAGGATACTTGTAGCAGATGATGAAGAGGTTGGGAAACACCTCAACGTCGAAAAATGCAATCGGTCCGTTGCCGTCCTCCTGCACTTCCATCTTGTCTTCCGACATGAAGTGCATCTCCTGCACGACCTTCAGACACCGCTCAGCCTGGTTGGTAGACTTGGCGGCGAACGAAGTCACAGCATTCCTAGCATCAGACACATCATACGTGATCCCAGACGAATATGCGTCATCCAGGATCTTCTTGATGAAGTCAACATTAGGAGCTGTCGCAGAGTGCACCTCCTTTCGGAGCGCCTTCGCGATGAGAGCCCGAAGGTGGTTCTCATCTTTAACATGCTGCGGATTGATCATCCGTTTTGCTTTCTCGGGCAAGAGTTGCACGTACTCTGAGATGGGCAGGTCGTTCGCGAGGGATAGTCGTCGACGTAAAGATGATCGGCCTTTGAACCGCTTAATCTCGATCCCCGGCGAATACTCGGAAGCGGTATCACCAGTACCAGTGTACCTGTAGAGGAGGTGTAGTCCTCCACCACTCTTTGAGACCTCCGCATACGTCGGAGGCCAAGTAGAAGCAGCCCGAAGATTAGCATTGAGGTCTTTTTCACCATTTTCTCCTCTCAAATCGAAGTCGATAACTACGTATTCCTCTGGGAGCCTAACGTAATGTTGCTTCGACGGATCGATTTCTTTTAGGGTGGTTGTGACTGAATCCCAAGGTTCTTTAGGAGTACCCTGAGTTGTTGTGTACTGCGCCGGCTGGTCTTTGAAGAACTCATCAAAAGGAGTATGAGTCATCGGCTTCAGATCGAGCCATGTCTCATCTTCAACCGGCTGGGCGACAAGATCCCCCGATTCAAAGAGATCTGTGCGGAACCCAAAATATACATTCCTCTGGCGAACTCCATTAACTCTGCAGCGTTCATGGAACTCGCTGAAGTAATGCTTTGCCTCTGTTCGGAACTTGTGCTTGGGCATAACCCAAGAAAGTCCGGAGGCCTCAGCATACTTCTTATACTCCATATACGCAGATGCAAGTGTGACGAACTCTCGGGTAGAGTAGTCGTCGTACACCTCGAACATGAAGTTGTATACTGGGTTCGTTTCGCCCATCATGACGGACGTCCTGTAATCCTTGTAGTAGTCCGGGCCCAGACTACGATACACGGAAATACAGTGATGAGCAATCGCACCAAGCTCCTCAGACACCCCCGACATGATTTTACGATACTCCCCGATAGGAATGCGCCTATTGGAGGGGTAAATATCAATCAGCCGTCGAGGGATGCCCGAGTTTGAATCGGTGATCTTGACTGGATTGTTCGATGCCATGAGTAGCATCGTAGAGATTCGAACTGGACGAGGTTTCTTGAACTTCTCGTTCACCAGCTGAATCTCATGAGAGATGATGGAGTTAAGACGAGTGTTAGTCTCGATCTTACTAAGATCCCCATCATGCTCTACTGCAACCAGAGGATCGTCAGCGAACGCAGACAACGCAAAAGCATTACTGCGTTGAGCCAACGATTCCGAATCAAATGCAGTAGCGTAATCCCCGAAGAGAGACTGCATGACATTGAGGATCGTGGACTTACCTGACCCAGGCTCACCGTAGAAGACAAGAAACTTGTCGATCTTACGGCAGTCGCCAGTCAGGATGGCCCCGATCCCCCATTCAATCTTCTCCCTCTCCGAGGGATCGTAAAGGGCGTCTACGAGCGTATTCCAATTCACAGGCTCGCTATCAGACAATGCATATGGAAGCCTAAACGACGCATAGTCTTCCTGTCGGATAGGTGTGTCTGCAAATATGGGCCTTCGGTCGAGAGGCCTGTCGGTATCGACCATGTTCTTAGTCCATAGACGATACCGTTTCCATACACCATCTCCGTCTCGTCGACAGAGTCGAGGAAGCAAGTTGATGTGACGCTTAGCAGCGTCGTCGACATAAGCGAGGACGTCCGAGTCAATCAGGTCGATGATCCTGTGCTCGTTTTTAGTCCATAGCTCTTTGTCTGGATCCCACACAGCAACGAACTCACCCCGATTGATCATGATATCTCGAGAATATCCGTTGATGAAATCGGGGGACGCAGCTAACTGCCCGGCTTGTCCGCGCACGGGAGCGGTTTCGATGCTATAGAAATCCATACTCACCTCCTTTCTAGTGATATGGATCGTAATAGTTCGACCATAGAATCATCTGATCTCTTAGGGGCATCTCTAGTATATCGGCTCCAGGCACCATGAATAGACCCCCAGCACCGTTTCGGTGGTATGTCCTATGCATTACTCTATCGGCGCTATCCAGAGCCCTAGAATATACTGCAGAATCTAAGAGTAGCCGGTCGTAGCAATTTACTACACCCAGGTTCAATAGGATAGACCTGGTGAACGATGCTCGATCCTGGTACACCATAGCCGTTAATGTATCCGTGATAGATACAAACAGCTCGAGGAAGGTTACGGGACCTCGCCTCGTACAGAGATGATCAGTCTCATATTCGTACTCTTCCCTCATTCGGAGAGCTTGTTCAGCTTTATCTCCGTCTTCAGGAATATACCATATGAATTCGATCTCATCCCATACCGAAGCAAGATCCCGGTAACCTTCGAGACACCCCCGCTTTATCAGCCAGGGCAAGTATTCCATGGTCAGATCTTGTCCCAGATAACGCCGTCGACATTAAAATCGACGACGACGTTGGAGTGGATCGCCTTACGCTCCAAATCAGGGACACGGTAGATGGAACCCTCGATGTCACCAAACGACACGTAGCCGTCCCCATCTCCATTCTTGAGCCACCCGACAAGAGCACCCGCTTTCATTCGAGACAGACCCAGCTGGTCGAGGACCTCGTTGAGGAAGAGGTGTCCCTTCTTCTGAAGGCGGCGATTCGCCCACGCCTGGATTTCAGTCAGGTTCATGGTCGTGTAATCCTCATTGGGATCCCACGCAGTGGACGACGTCTCAGAAATGATCCGAGCGTACGGAGAACACTCGTTGACCATAGCGAGCACTGCGTCCAGAACGTCGCTAGCGTCGTTTGGGTTATCGTCGGCGAGAATCTCTTCAGCAGTCCTGCCGGCGTTAGGGAGTCGAGGAGCAACGATCTTGTCGACCGTCTCCTTACCCAGAGTATCCACCATCTTCTTCTTGTAGTTGTCGAAGGCGTTCTGGACCGCGACACAAGCAGCGCTCAGGGCGGCAAGACGCTTACGCGAGATACTGTTGCTGAAGTAGATGAGAGCGATCGTCGTACCGCCGACAATCACAGTCGGGGCGATGTGACGAGCCGCATCGAGAGCGAAGAGCATACGGTTCTTACGCTCGATCTTGGGCACGTCCTCGTCGGGGATCTCGTCAGCTCGATCCTGACAATCCTTGACGCGCTCGAAGTTGCAGTATTCCACATCTTCGAAGGTACGGCCGGCTCGCCACGCAAGTGCCGAAGTAGCCACGACGCCAATGGATGCGCCGACACTGAGGATAGTGGGGGCGTGCTTGGAGACACGACCAACTGCAGTATAGAAAATGGTAGTGATTGACATCTGATGATGCTCCTTTCAGAAAGACTATTTGATGGGTTCCGGAGAATCGGAGATGATAAGCCATCCATCACGGGACGACCGGAGTTCAAATGCGTCGAGGGTCGTCCACCCCCAACGCTCGTCTGTGTACTTCGGCTGAATGCCGACAGACGAATATAGGTCAGCGACCGAGACCTGACCGTAGCAATCGACCATTTCCGCGAGGTATTCAATTACCTCAGTCGCATCGGATTTGGTCTCGAAGATGAGATCGTCAACTCGGACGTTGTTCTGACGTGTTCGCCCCCGAGGCTCCAAATATCGGACATTATTAGGGGCGCTCCTAGTGTACGTCGTGCGAGACGACGATCCGTAGGAGGTATAGGTGCCGCTACGCCCACGGTTAACATCAACAGCACCGTAAAGGAGCTGTTGAATGCCCTGCGTCACCATGTCGGTGATGGCGTTCTTAGCAGCGGGGATCGCGACATCAATCACGAGATGGTTCGCGATGTCAGGCAGGTCATCAACAAAGAAAGTCTTGAGAGCCTCCTTGATCGGGCTCGTCTTGTTGACCTTCGCCTTGGCGATGACCTTCGCTTCCTTCTTCTCGGGGGAGGCCCCCTCCTTGGCTTTATCAGTGTTGCCAGGGAGGGAGACCTCAATAGCCCGAGTGGGCTCAATCGGGACGACGTCCGTCATCAGATGCCATCCGCCAGCATACGGAGCTCTTCGAGAGAAGCATCGGGGTGCTCCTCAATCAGCTTCTTGGCCTTACCCATGATATCATCCGGGAACAAACCCGCGAGGAAGCTATTTGAGAACTTCGGGTCGTCGGACAGCTTGTCCAGAAGTGCATCGAACGCAGGCGAAGACAGGAACGCCTTCGTGGCTCGATCCTCCTTGAAGAAGCGCTTGCCATCCTCGCTACGTTCACCATACGCAGCACCGACAAACTCACAAAGGAGCTTGTACGAGTCCATGGCAGACGCATCACCGTTGTTAACGGCCGCGATCTTTGCCGAAAGGGGGGTATGCTGGAGCTCCATGTTCATGAGCTCACCCTTCGACAAATGAAAATGAAGTGTTTCTTCGGTCTCTTCGCCGAAGAAGTTGGTGTACTTGACCTTAATGGATTGCATGTCAGTTGTTGTCCTTTCGGGAGATCTTGTAAAGCCCGACGCCGAAGAGCGCCAGGAGGGTTGCCAGAATGCCAGCGAAGAGAGCCGACGAACCGGTCTTAGCGAGCTTAGGCTGCTCGCTAGTCTTGGGGTTTTCCTTTGCGACAGGCTGCTTCAGAGCCGGAGTGGTTGCACTGGGCTTAGGAGCAGGTGTGGTCACACTAGGCTTGGGGGTAGGGGTAGTAGGAACAGGAGTAGGCTTCTCGGAAGGCTTAGGAGCCGGGGTGGGCTCAGAAGGCTTGGTAGAAGGAGTCGGTGCAGGGGTGGTAGGATTCGGCGAAGGAGTAGGCTCGGGTGTGGGGGCCGGCGTAGGCTTTGGCTTGTTTGAGCCGTCTCCGTCAGTGCCGCCATTGGACTTGAGAGTAGCGGTAGCCTCCAGCTTGAGGCCATTCACCTCAGCGTGGTTTGTAACGCTGCGCTGGCCCTCTGGCACCTTCATCTGTTCCGGAGGGAACGTAATGCACACCTTGGAATCCGCGGGAGCCGTGAACTTAATCGTGTTCGCATTCACTCGCGTGGCCGCGATGATTTCAGTCGTAGCGGGATCCCACTCGCCACTCTTCGCGCATTTCACCAGCGTTCCGAGAGGCGTGTCGAAGTCCTTCACAACATACTCGACACCGGGCGTGGCGATCCACTTAATCGCCCACCCAACGGTGCCGTTATCGTTGGTCCACCCGAATTTCAGATTCTCCGGGCGGGCATATTCGTAGTGGGCAGCGTTGTCACAGTCGCTCGTGCAGGTACCCGTACCCTGGGTATCGCCCAACACGAGCTTCTTGACCACTTCGCCATTCAGAACGATGGGAGCCTCTTCGGTGCCAATGGCACCCTCCTGAAGACGGGCTCGGGCCCACCAAGACCCCTTGACATCGATCTTATCGGCGTAGGCCGGCGGGACCTCATTGACCTTGCAGGTCAGATTCGCCTGGTCAGCAGTACATTCGCCGACCTTAGTCCCGTCGTCCAACAGGAACGGAAACGACGCATTCCACTTAAAGGGAACGCCCCCATTCGTGGGGATGGTAGAGACCGTGAAAGACTGGCCGACCGCCAGCTTTTCGACGGTCCAGGTACCGCTGACGTTGATCTCGGACGAGACCTGTCGCGATGCGCTGGTGGCCTTAGTAACTTCGGCCTTGATCTGCGGGGTGTCTTCCGCGATAGCCGGAGAAATAAGACCTCCGACGATCACGGCCCCCAGGCCAATCGATGCGAGTACTCGCTTCATTTTGTGTTCCTTTCAGGAGTGTGTGAAAGCCTATAACCCGTGTTTGGGTTATAGGTGAGAATATGGTAGGTCAGCTATTCAGACCGGCAGAGAGCAGGGAGGGCGATACGGTAGAACATAATGAGTCCTTTCATAGGGGTTGGTTCTCATTATATACCGTGTAAATATAACGCGTCAAAGCCTATACTCCATGTAGGAGTATAGGTGAGATCTTGTCTCAGTTCTTGGATTTCTTGAGTTGCTTCTTCCGAAGACGGTTGGGATCAAGGGCAGTGCACATGCCGAAGAAACCAAGCATGAGGCCGAAAGCAAACATAGTGGGGTCCTTTCTTGAGGGGTTAGTTCTCATTATAGGACTCGTTTTTTGTGTTCGGCCACTCTTTCGGAGGTTCTGTGTACTCTATGGATGGTTCGTCGGTGAAAGTGACCGTATTATTTTTGGTCACAGCTCTTCAACCGATCTTGAACCAGTTAGGCTGAGGAGCGGGGGTGATCGCGACCTCAATGGCCGGCGATCCGCTCTCCAGAATAACAGGCCTAAACTGCGGCTCGATGGTCTTTCCTCCTTCCCACCCGAGCTCATCGCCGATGCCGACCTGGCTCAGGTTAATTTGAGAGTAGAAGTCGTTCAACGGGCAGGAGCCGTAATTGAGAAGGTCCTCGGAGATGTTGTTGCAGTACTTTCGAAGAAGCTCGGGGGTCGAGCGAAAGGTACGCCCCGTGATCGCATCCTTGCAGAGCACCTGCTCATCCCCGAAAATGACCATGGTGCTCTCAGGAAGCTTCTTGGTGGCCACCTCCTTGTCCTTTTCGGAGGCACCCTCCTTAAGCACCTTAACCTGCTCAGCCATCCGGCTCCTGAGCTCGGACAGATCGAGCTGAGAGACCGAATAAGCTGCTGCGAGGGCTTGGTATCGCTTATAGCTGACCTTGTGGAGCGAGGCGAAAGCGAAGATCGTGACTCCGAGCGACAAAGCGGCAGGGACGTAGGTCATCCAGTTGCGTTTCGCAAAGTCGAGGAGGTTCTTGGATTCACCCTTGTCATTGACAATAGCCTTTGCGTGGGCCTTGCCGCTAGTTATAGCGGTAGCGACGGATGCCGCGATACCAAGACCAGTGATGAGGATCTGAGGATTGTGCTTCACCCAATCGAAGGCGAGCTTGATCATGTTCTTGAGGTTCATGAGTGTGCTTCTTTCTTGAGAATATGTTCAGAGGTAGAGAACGTACGTAGTGAGGTCCATTCCGAGGATGGATGAGGCAGAGATCGGAATGAAATTCGGGTCAGAGCCGACTGCGAGTGAGTCGACAATAAGCTTAGGTTCACATCGCTCGAGATCGTCAACGATGACGATATTCTTGGCGAAGGCACGTCGACGATCCGTCATAGCGAATCGGAACGGCACGATGACATACTTCGCATCGGGCTTGTCAGCTTCGTCCCTAGTAATAAGGACGTGATTGCCGGCTCCGTCGATGAATGTGAGGTCTTCGTGGTTATACGGATTCCCCTGCAGAGGCCTCACGGCACTACCGTCGATGTACTTGCTGACGAGAACACCGAGAGCGACCGTCTCAATGGAATTCGGTCTCACTGGCGCAGAGTGCGCAAGCGAGATCGAGACGAGCGATCCTTCCGGGACGCTAAGGTCGACTTCGGAAATATTAAAGATTTGACGAATCGTCATTTTGGCTCCTTTTGAGTTCGTCTAGTTTTAGTCTGAGTGCTACGTTTTCGATCCTTAGGATCTCCAGTTCGGTGTACATGCTCTTCATGTAGTACTCAGCCAGGCACAAGAGAAATGCCGATAGTGCAAGCAGAACGCAGAAGAAAATATCCATGATAGTTGCTCCTTTTACAAAGACCTATACACCGTGTAAGGTGTATAGGTGAGAGAGATCTCAGAGGAAGATGTCACTCTTCCGAGTCAGAGTCGGAGTCCGAGCTGGGTCCGCTCTTGAACGACAGAACAGTGAGTCCGCCGAGGAAGAGAGCGACCGAGCCAAGGGCAGCAGCCTTAGCAACGGGAATACTCTTCTCAGCGAAATCGCTGATGCGATTCAGGAGAGGGGCCTTGACGGGGGTCTCTTCGATTTCGGTAGACTTGGACATGGTGGTTCCTTTCTTGAGGGGTTAGGTCTCATTATAGAGGCAGTATTTTTTGTGGCGCGAGTCGAGAAACCCTATAACCCGTGTTAGGGGTTATAGGTGAGAATAGTCAGCGGAGACTTTAGGGTCAGCGACCGCGTACTATTTTTCCGGCAGCGGCGGCAGCCATCCCGGGAAACACGATCAAGAATGCGATTACGTAGGCGGGCACAGCCCTCCACCAGGGAGCGTCCTTGCAGAATTTGTCGATCGAATTGTCGAAAAATGCAGGTGTGAACGCGTCCCAGATGAGGAGGGGGTAACCGATTACGAACCAAATGAACGGTGAGATGACGACGCCAATGATGACGGCAACAATAGTAGACATGGTCAGTCCTTTCTTAGAGGTTGATGTTTTCTCATTATGTGCTGTGTAGTTTTTTTGAAAGCCCATAACCCGTGTATGGGTTATGGGTGAGATGTTAGAGGGGGCGGTCAACGAGGTCGCGGATAGCCTTCAACTCGTCGTCCGACATCTCGCTGTTCTCACAGATGTACCGAATCTGGGAGAGGCGGGCGCGGAAGGAAGATACAGCAGCCTTGTTTGACTTCTGAATTCCAGCCACGATGCCAGCCAGATACAGCCACCTGTAGAACAGTGCGATAGATGCGGTCGTAGTTGCGGCGAGGGCAATATCACGGGCGGTGTTGGACATGAGATGCTCCTTTCTAGTGAATATATCTCATTATACGACAAGTAATTTTAAAGCCTATATACCATGTAAGGTATATAGGTCGAGAGTTGTCTAAAGGGTATATGTCCTTTAGACCCTTCGAGGTTGAAGGTTCGTTCTCAGCTGAACATGCGTGCGTAGTAGAGCACGGTAGAAACAGCGAAGAAAGCGATACCGACGAGGGCGATGAGGGTCTGGGCGAACATGATGGGTCCTTTCGGGAGGTGTTACTTCTCATTATGGACCGTGTAGATTTTGTGTGTAAAGCCCATAACCCGTGTTTGGGTTATGGGTGAGATTGATCTCAGAGAGTATTTTTTGCTAAAGCCTATACACCATGTAAGGTGTATAGGTGAGATGTCAGTTGTGAAGGCATTCGTTCAGAGTAGCCATCAGCGATTCCATCGTGTAATGGTATCCCTTACCTTCGACCAGGTAGCGATTAACGGTGTGGTAGGAGTAATGGATCCGATCGAGACGGGTCTTGTATCCATGAGCCTTAATCGCACTGTAGAGGGCGAGGATTAGGGAGACGGTTGCAACGATGAAGCAGATGTCGGTGAACATGGTGGTTCCTTTCAAAGTAGTTAGTTCTCATTATACTCCCTGCAGATTTTGCGCGAAAAAACCTATAACCCCAGTTTTTATGGGGCTATAGGCGAGAGCTTCACTCAGTCATAGAGTGCGTGCCAAATCTTTCGCATGAGGTTGTCGAGTGTCTCCGTGGGGGAGAGGCTCTCCATGTCGTCGAAGACGGCCCAGGTAGACTTCTGGATCTTTTCGATCTGAGCCTTGTACTGGAGGGCCTTCGCAGACGCGAAGAGAAAGAGCAGAGACAGGGTGACGATTGCGATGAGCATGACAATTCCTTTCTTGAGGGTTAGGTCTCATTATGAGACCTGTAGTTTTTGCCTTCACAAAAACCTATAACCCCAGATTTTTCTAGGGTTATAGGTCTTTGGAAGTGAGTTCTAGCGACGGAACTTCAACATTCCGAAAGCCTTAGAGGCGAGGACGTGAGTCTGCTCATAATTGAGCACGGCGAGGAGCCCCAGCAAATAGACAGCTCCGTTTGCAATAGTCTCCGAAGAGGGGATCAGCTTCTGCTTCAGATCAGAGTCTTTGGCAAGCCGATGCAGCTTTTCGAGATTATTGACAGCGGTGCTGTACTCGTTTGTCGAGGGGTTTTCCCCACCGAGCCAATTGAGCACCTCGTTTTCGAGGTCCTCGTGGTCGTAGAGGCGTTCGACGTTAGACATGAGAGGGTCCTTTCTAGTGAGTACTTCTCACTATTACCCATGTTTTAATTGGTCGAAACGTCTCCAGGCTTGGTGACCCTCATAGTAATCGTGTCGCCATCCTTGAAGCGCGAAGGTTCTGCGGGGAAATCCGCGTATACTTCGTCGTGCTTCGTCACGACAAGATCGCCGTCGACCGAGGGGGTATAGTTATTGGAGCTGACTTTAAGGCCGGCCCCAATAAGGACCCCGAGCGCAGTGATCGTGGCTGTGATCTCGTTGGTATAGGGGATTCCCCATACCATACCGATGGTGTTGACGAACGTTGCGAGTGCTGGGACCCACAGCAAAGCAATGTTCTTGAGAGAATCGTAGTGGTGATCCTTCATTTCTTTCTCCTTCCATCACTACCTTTAGGTAGCATAGGCAGATCCTCGACTTCCTCGAAGATCCTACGTCCTAGGCCGTTGCCTCCGGCCTCTTTGTATGGCTTGTACAAATAGTTGTAGAAGTCATCGTACTCATCGATGAGGATGTAACCCCTCTCGATGTAGTAGCGCCCCAGCATTATGATTTGTGAACGAGCTACTCCTAGGAGAAGATCGTTTATGGCGTGATTCTTGACAGATTTGGACTGTAACCAAGCCCAGATGCCAGACCCGCCAAGAAGCGCCGATACAATCGGACCGGCGAGTTCAGCAGCTTTGGTTAGATCCACTTATCTGTTACCTCCTCACCGTTCTCATAGAACCTATCAGGTTGGATCTTCACCGAATATACGGTTAAGTCGCCGCCGCTCACGGTTCGCTCGATGATATATCCGGTGAACATGATCCCCATAATAGTTCCTGATACTGGTTGTCCGATCGGTAAGGCCATAAACCTTTCGAGTGAAATCTCATCAATATCTACAGATACGGATTTAAGGGGTTCGCACTTGATCTCTTCGGTTATCTGGCCCCATTCCCGTTCTCTATCGCCCGGAATAGCAGTTTCATAGCGGTAAGGACCTTTCCAATCCGTGGTATTTTGCATATACGCCCGGTTCTCATACCAGGTGCGTATACGCCCTCGGGAGGCCATTTTCCACATTCCGTAATCTTTGGTTCTACCAATGGCCCAATGTGTGGGGGCTGAGGGAAGGCGCCGAGTTACTCTAGACATCGTCGAATCTAGGCACCCAAGATCGATAATACTAGCATTTCCGTTTAGCGAGCGGACCTCTAACAAAACGTCCAAATTGTCTGGGTTGTTAGAAGTTGAGTAGATTCTCGAAGTGAAATACAACTGATTGTATACTGCTGCATTATAAATATCTTCATAGATACTCGTTGATGGATCGAAAGTGTCTGTATAATCAGTATATCCTGACACCACAGAAGATCGCAACCAATATACGAACCAGCGATTTGGGTCTTTGTTGATGTAGTAAAGTTCAAGCTCGAGCATACTGAGCGGAGTATACGTTGCGGGAAAGTGGTTTTCATACGTAAAACATTTATTTCGACGTTTAAGCAGCTCCCAAACTGAAATACAACGTACTTCAGTGACGCCCTGAGAATCGTAAGTTATTTCCTCAGCCACGAAAGGAGTCTGAGTAGCTTGAGAGCAACAAACTACAGTCCCCGGTGGATACGGAAACACGCCTTTAGATCTGAACGTCAGGGAAGCAGTATACAATGATTCTTTGATAAGCACATCAAAAACTTGATGTGCCGAGAAAGTACCCATTGACTTTCCGCCAAGAACCTGTACAGTGTTCGGCATATCAAATCCCCTTTCGAGCCATCGCGAATTCTAGGAATGCGTATCCTTTACCCATACCGCCAAGGTCTATCTTTGGAGGAGTTCTCAAAGAGGGGAGCCATGGAATCAGTTCTCCAAGTCTAAAAGTCGGATATGCTTCTAATGCGTAACATGCTGATGCGTTACTGGCATACCCACCCTCGATAGAGAATCTTTTTGTACCGTCGATAAAACTGTACATCGAGAATTTTCCGGGGTTGCTAGTAGAATTACCCTGAAGGACTGCCTTAAACGCGTCTAAGTTTCTATCGAAAATACTGTATTTTGAAGTCCCAATGGCGGGTAACGACAGGTTAAGCGTTCTGAAGTCAACCTCTCCGACCATGGGACTAACCTCACCGATTACTCTTTTAACATCGGCTATTGCCTGGTTCCAATTCTGGTTACCTAACCCCATATAGATGGTAAATGTTCTACCGTATAAGATAGGTATTTTTGTCGAGATTGTAAACTCGATAGTAGCCGGGTATTCCGAATAGTTATACTTAAGTTCTCGAATGATGCATTTCTGAGTTAGTCTAGTATATCCGATAGTGTCAATGGTTGGTTTCGTATACGTTGTCGTTTCGTTACTTACGTACCTGATGTCTGGAGTGACCTCGTCCGTATCAATGAGAGTAACCTCATTGATCTTTGGATGAGAAAGGAAATCGAGGAAATACCGTGCCGGCTTCGCCGGTATTGGCATGACAGGTGTCAATCTCATGTTGATGTCAATTTGTTTTTCGGACATCGATGTGACAACATTACCCGTAAAATTATACTCCCGATTCGAGCCGAAGGTGCCGTTCAGAATCTGTGGCACCCATCCATCGGTAATTTGGTTGAGCATTAGTGGTAAATTTAGACCAGTGCTAGTATTAATATGTACCGCTGAGTATGTCATTGAACTAGTCACATCCTTTTCATTCGTTCGAGTTGACGCTCGGTCTGTCGGTAAAGGTCTGCCAGGTCAAGCGCCTTAGGCGATTCATTGTACTGGTTGAAGACGGTTTGTGTTTGCTTATTCCGAAGCTCTTCGCGAAGAGCCCGGATCTCCTGTTGCATTTGGCTCCCATTTTGAACTGAAGACGCCACAACAGTAGCATTCATGTCGTTCATCGTGAGATCCTGAAGACCATTCACCTCGGAGAGGTCAACAGTCGGCTTGATGACTGGATTCCAATCGGTATCCAGGTTGTCCATAGCACTGACCATGTCACCCGCAAGTCCAGACATGACATCAACTGCCTCGTCTTGGGTCTCGTCGATGCCCTTGACAATGCCCGCCACGATGAACCTAGCTGAAGCCGCGAACACACGCGAAGGCGAGTTAATGCTAAGAGCATTCTCAAACGCGGTGACGGCGCCTGAAGCAACGTTCCTCATCTTATTGTAGAGGGACACAGCCGAACTACCGATGCCTGTGATGATTCCAGTGATGATATTCCGGCCAATCGACCCGGCTTCAGCTGAGAACTTGTTGCTCATGCCAGTTAGGCCATTCTTAATGAAGTTGATGATGGAAGTGATCAGTTTGTCGACCGCAGCCTGAAGCTGCGGACCTTTCTGATCAATCGCATCCGCAAATCCATTGATGAATGTGACCAAGGCGTCAAATGCAGCATTGATGATAATCAATGAGCTGTCTGCGATACCCTGGATCAGGGCTGCAATTAGCTCCGCACCTGACGTGGTCAGCTCCGGTACCTTTTCAGTGATACCGTCGAGCATGGCCTGTAGCAGTGTGAGCATCGCTTCGACCATTAGAGGCACGCACTCGGTGATCGTGTTGATTAGATTCTCGAGCATCATCTTGAACGCCTCGGTGAACTTTGGGGCGTTCTGGACAATCGCCAGTAGAAGCTGCCACAGAAGGTCAATGATCGTTGCGAGGACATCAGGCCAGACATTACGAATGGTCTGAAGCGCACCCGTGATGACCATCGTCCAAATTTGGACAAGTTCAGGCATCTTCTGCTTCAGCGTTTGATATACCTGACTAATCAGCTGCCGGATGGCATGACCGGCCAGGATAATCAACTCGTTCACCGCCGGATCGAATGCCTTCACCAATGCTTTAAGAGCCTCGCCCAAAGCAGGCGCGGAGTTCTTGACCGCATTAAAGACGCCGATCAGCGCTGCCTGGATCGCCGGAGCAGCCGCTGCGATAATCGCTGCTGCCGCAGCAATACCCGAAGCGATTGCGACGATACCCGCCCCGATAGCCGGTCCTGCTAGAGCAACCACCGACACGAATGCAGTGATAACCATAACCAGAACGGTGATGGCCGCCACGATACCAATCACGACGCCCCCAAGCACACCAATGGCGAGCGCCAGGGCGAGAAGACCCGGGGCCGCACCGAGAGCTAGGTACCCCGCCGCAATTAGAATGCCGAGGCCGATACCAATCGCCCACAGACCGTTACTGAGCGCGTCCCAACTAAGACCGGAAGCCTTAGTTAGTGCGTCAGTAAACGTGTTTAGGGCGAGTGCCATCAGCGTCAACGCGGCAATACCGATTATTGCGCTTTGTGCCAGGAAAGCAGCGGCTATGACCCCGCCAATAACCAGCGCAAGTTTACCCAGGGACGAGAGGATCTGATCCCAGCTGTAGTTTGTGACCTGTGCTATTGCCATCATCGCCACGTTAATAGCGATTGCGGTTAGGATCAGTGCTCCAGCTCCGACAATCGCTGTTGCCGGCATTAGGTTGGCAACAGCTACCAGCAACAGCACTACCGCAGCCAGACCGACCAACCCTTGTACCATTTTGACGGTGTCCATATACCCAAGGATCGCAACCGCGCCCGCGAGCATGTTGACCGAGAACGCGAATGCGATTATCGTGAGTGAAATGGCCGCCAATTCTTTGAGATCGCTAGTGACTTTGTTCAGTAGTAGGACAAAGCCAACCATGATCCCAATCAAGACCCCCACAGCAATGATGCCCTGAGCGATTACCTTAATCGGAAGAAGCCCAAGCGCGATGATCGGGAGTGTGAGCATGTTAATGGCGATTGCCATTGCGACCATAGACCCAACTCCCTGGATCATGGTCTTGGAATCCCTAGAGAGAAGCTTCGCGGCGGTAGTCATGCCGAGAACCAGCACCATTACGGCACCAATACCCTGCGCGACAGTGCTCAGCTTCATAGAGCCAAGAATGCCGATCGAGAACGAGATCAGAAGTATCGCTACTGATAGAGCCATAACGGCTCCGATGACACCAGCGAGCTGCATCTTGTTAATCTTCATATCAGCGATCTGAGTAAGGGCTACGAGTAGCACCTTCGCAAGCACGCCGATCGCGACCGCGCCCTGGATGAGCTGCGGAGCAGGAACCATCGCAAGAATGAACAGAGAGCCGGCCAAGATAGCAATCGAGACCGCAATTCCTCGAAGCGCATTAGCCCTATCTACTTCAGCCATGGCCTTCAGAGAATCTGTAAGTGTGTTGAATACTCCGCTAATTGAATCCCCGACCTTTCCGAATTTGTCGAACATGTTGCTGAACGAATCGGTGGTCTTTGTAAAACCACCGAGCATCGTCTGAAGGGTTCGGAACCCAGCACCAAGACCTCCACCTAGAAGGAGTCCCGACAGAAGGTCTGAAAGGGACAGATCCTTGAGGCTAGATCCAAGGCCAGACCAGAAAGACTGGATCATCTTTCCGGCCTCGCCAAATGCCTTACCGATGTTCTCCTTGAAGCTATTAAAAGCCTCGGACTCAGAAGCGAACTTCTTGATCGAATCGATACCCTTAGTGAGCCAAGTAATCAGATTGGCGATCGCTTCGACTGCAGCCGTACAGAATGTAACAATCCCAGTTGCCGCTGTGTAAATGAATCCACCAACTGCACCGAGTGTGTTGAACGCGTCAGAGGCTGCTTTACCAAAGGTGGAGAGCCCCTTAGCTGCACCGTCTGCCGTGTCACCAAACCCACCAAATATAGACTTGGTGAGACCACCCAGCTTCCCGAACAGATCGATAATGCCGTTGATAAGGGCTCCGAAAGGCCCGAACGACTTCATCATGTTCTTGAAGCTGTCGCCAATCGTCGACAGGAAGGTGTTGTTGTTCAGATGGGTATCGAGGTTGGCAAAGACATTATACAGATCTACGCCAAACTCCTTGACCGCCTTCACCTGAGGCGCGAAGGTCTTAGCCATGGCGTCGCCGGCTCGACCAAAAGCCTTACCGACATCCGAGATAGAATCCTTCATCTTCTTGGTGGATTCAGACCAGGCCTCAGCCATCTTAGGCGACGCGTCATCCCAGAACTTCTTGATTCCCTTGCTGGCACTATCGACAGCCCCACCGAGGTGCTTGCCAATAGTCGTGCTGATCGGGAGAATCGTATTCGAGAAGCTCTTGACCTTCTCAGACCACTCGGGTCCGATGGCGCTCGCGAGCTTGGTCATGTTCTCGAGGAACGACGTCCCAAAGCCACCGAAGATCGACTTGATCTTCTCCATCGGACCACCGGTTCCCGAAGCGAACCCGAAGATCGAGTCAACGACCTTCGAGATAGCGTCTCCAAAAGGCTTGAAGACGTTGTAAATCGCTTTCCGGATCGTATCGATGAATTCACCAAGCGGCTTAAGCACTGCTTCGATAACGACCTTAAGTCCATCGAAGATTGGGTTGATCGTTACATCTGCGACTTCATACATCCAGTTGGCGAGCTTCTGGAACTTGTCGACAATCCAGTCGAGGACCTTGGCGAGTCCTCCAAGGATGTCGGTTCCGCCAAGCAGCTGTCCTAGCCAGTTGCTAAAGACCGAGACGATGTCTCCGATCTTAGCCGCGACTAGAATCATCGGTTTGATGATAGTGCTTGCTAGGATTACGCCGAGCTTGAATGCTGCCACAGCAACCTGAACGAAAGCAGCCCCGACCCCGATCAGAACCTCAAGAACCGGAGCGACGATTTCGCCTACCATTTTGAAGATCTTGCCGAGGTTGTTGGCGAAGTCATCCGACATGATGAGCCATTGGCTAATTGAATGCCGGAAATAGTAGCTGAAATCGTAAAGGGCCTTACCTCCATCGCCCTGGAAGGCGCTGAAGAAACCCTCGCCGATAGCCTTAAGCGGCTTGGAGATAGCGGTCCAGAGATCACCTACTCCGTACCACCACTCGTACCATCCTCCGAGCTCATCCCAGCGATCGAGAACACCTTGAATGGCGTCGAAGAAGGTTCCGATTCCAGCATTCACGACATCAGCCACTGCGGTCCACATTTCTCGGGCGCGCTCGAAGTCACCGAAGATTGTTCGGAAGATGGAAGCCCATCCAGAGCCTAGTGCCTCGGCTGTCGTGTCGATCAGCTGTGAGAAAGTCTTCACCTTCGTAGCAGCATCGTTCGCGACCTCAGCAAGCCGCATGATTTCATCGGCCTGTTCCTCCGTGTAGCCGGCATTCAGGAGCTGTTCACGAGACAGATCACCAGTGTACTGGGTAAGTGTCTCGATCATGATCTCTGAAGTGAGCCAGTTGTCCTTCAGGGAGTTTCGGAATGATCCGGCTTTGTCGATAATCTTATCGACTTCGACACCGTAGGTTCGTGCTGTTCGCTTCAAAGCTTCCTGGAACTGCTCGCCGCCCATTCCGGCGTTCACGATACTGTTCCAGTCTTGAAGCTTGACGACACCAGTCGAAAGAGCCTGCGAAAGCTGGTACATCGCCGTAGCTGCCTGCTCCGAAGAGGAGCCAGACATTGCTGCGACGTTCGACAGACCCTTAATCGCGGCCACAGAGTCCTTCAGACCCACACCGGCGCTTGTAAACATGCCGATGTTTCGAGTCATCTCGGTGAAGGAGTAAATAGTCTTGTCCGCGTAAGCGTTCAGTTCGTCGAGTGCCGCATTAATGGTCGCGGTGGTCTCACCCTTAGAGAATGTATTCGCCTGAATAGTCTGAACAGCATTCAATTGGTTTTCGTATTCACGAAAACCATCCATGATGGGTCCGAATGTGAACGAGGAAAGCACCGATCCCCCGGCCATAAGAGCCTTGGATGCAATGTTACCCATAGCCACCGATGCAGCGCCCGCGAGCATACTAAAGTTAGTCGACGAAATCTTCGCCGCGGCACCGACGTTGGCCGTAGCAGCAGCTGCCGCTGTGGAATTGTTGATGACGGATGTGTTAACATTCTTAACGCCGTCAGCGATGCCCCCCATTCGCTTCGAAGCATCCTGGGCTGCCTTACCGACACCATCGAGGCCGTCGGTTGACTGCTTGAAGTTCATTCCGGACTTGAGGCGATCAACGTTACGGAGAACGCCGTCAACCCTGGAGTTAAACTTGGAGTCGTCAAGTTCGAGCGAGATAACCTTGTTCTCAATGCTCTTACCCATTGATAGCCCTCCCGACCATACGGTCAATTTCATCGAATATGGGCTTCATGGCAGGGTTAATGTAGTCTTTACCCTGGACATATCCGCCTTGGCGCGTACCGTGCCCATACTGTAGGATGATTGCAATTGGGACCTTGGACACGATGTTAGTATTAAACCAAACGATCTTAACTCCTCGCTTGGTTTGCTTAATCTTGTACTGCCACGAGGCAGCAGTTTTACCAGTTCCGACTGGTGTGTTGGCCCGGAGGGCCGCCACGCCGCGATCGCCGGCGGAAGCCAGCACGTTGCGAAGCTTCCTATCTTTAACTTGTGTCAACCATTTTGACATGTCAAAGTCGGCGTTAAACTTCATCTCGATCATGACGGCCCTCCTTTCTTATCATCGCCAGAGCGTGCCGTTAGACAGCTCGTACTGCAGGCACTCCACCGTACGGTAGCCTGCGACGCCGTCGACCTCAAGGTCGTGTCCACGAATCTTGAGGTGCTGCTGCAGAGCAGAGATCGTTTCGGGACCGATGAAACCATCAGCCTCGACACCCAGCTTCTCCTGAAGTGCCTGGATCGCCTGAGAACCCTCATCAGGATCCTCTTCGAACTCCCAGCCGGTGCCTGCACGCGTAACGTATTCTTCGGCATCAACATCCTGGTTGGAGATGACACCATCGGCCGGCGTATTGAGCGAAGCCTGTAGGGCGTACGTAGTCGCACGCCCCCACCAAGCATCGTTCATCGAGTTCGTTCCTTCGGAAGACTCTTCGGAAGATTCGTCAGACCATTCAGGTCGAAGCACGCAGTCGATGCCGTAGTGTCGCTGGCGGCGGTAGACACCATTGCCGGCGCTCTGCGATCCTGCGTTAGACGAAGAGGTATTACCCTCAATCGTCTGGAGCCAGCCGTTGCCGAGATTTGCCTCGACGATACCCACGTGATCCGTGAGACCGTCCTGATCCCAATCGAAGAGAACGACGTCTCCTCGCTGGGCGTCCTCAACGGAGACCTTCGTCATGCGCGACTTCGTGACGTCGGTGTTGTACGAGAATCCGCCGATGGCGTCGATTTGGCCGGCCATATCGAAAATCATACTGATGAAGCACATGCACCACCAGACGGATTCGGATGGGCCGGCCAGCCACGGCTGACCCATCTTCTTGGCGAGCCAACGGCCCGCTTCCGAACCGGGTTCAGGATCGTCGGGGGCGTAGTAGCCGATTCG